GTTGCCATGATAAGCTATAGACATTGATATAGTAGTGGTTCGTCGATTATATCAGTGGGAGCATAATCGAATTTCCACCTATCATAGTACTCCTCAGCGGCAACCTGCTCATCAGGTGTAATGCCCCAAGCCAAGTACACGTCATAGCGTGCTTTGTCAGTGATTTGTTCAGACCTTTCCTCCAGTCCAACAGCCAGCATCCGCATGCCGGACTGCATCTGAACTGCATTGCCCACCCTACCGTGGTCATCAATGCCTTCACGCACATAGGCCCTGTAGAAGTTCTGCATCATGGGCACACCACGACACAGAGCTAGTCCACAAGTGCCAACACTAAACATCCACTTCCGAAGTCCGACCTCATCGCGCACTGGCAACGTGCACAATGTGTCCTTGGTGAGCGCTGTGGTGATGTTACGCACCATAGTCCACCCTTCGGCCACTTCGATTGGTTTCATCTGACAAAACTCGACCTTCTGGAAATCTTCCACAGGATCTTCAACAGTCATACGAAACCCTAAGTCCAAGAACCACTCATTCAACCCCATAGAAAACCTAGATAGATCCTCCATTTCCATGAAAACCACACAGTCGTCTCCATTGTTGATGAGTTTCACATGGACGCCACGCTCCTGTGCGTAGCTCCAAACCATGGCACACATGATGAGGCAATTTCCAAGTGCTGTGTTCATATCTCCACTGAACCTCTTCCCAACAACACTGTACTTCAACTTGCCATCATCACAATAGCCTCCACCAATATTGTTCATTTGCCACCGCAAGAGCTCACGAAGCTCTGAGTTGCCATTGAACACTTGGAGGTATATGTTGTGCTCCCACGACAACATTGCCTCCGAAACGTGCATATCAAACTTGGTAGCATCCAAGCCTACTGCCACTGGGTGGTGGAAACTATCCCATTTACCGCGCGCTATGCGAGCAACTCGCTCGACATTATAACCCTTCATAACTGTTGGACCATCACCAAACACACGAGCAATCCATCGATAGATGGCATGCTCCAGTGGTTTGATGTACTGGCCAACAGCAAGGTTGTAAGCGGGTCTCCTGGGCTGTATGCACCTTGGTGCCTTAACAGTATT